TGATGACCTCACGGCAATCAGCGTCTTGATTCCAACATCAGATGAGGATTTTGTGTTCAAAAACTACGCATTCATTCCTGAGGAGCAATTAAAAAAGTCTGCTAATAGGGAGAAATACAGACACTGGATTAACGCAGGAATGCTTGAGAAGACTCCTGGAAATGTAACAGACTATGACTACATATTTGATAGGATTGTCAGCATCTCACAGCTGTTACCAATCAGTATCATAGGGTATGACCAGTGGAATAGTACATCAATGATTACAAAGCTGACAGATGAAGGATTTAACTGCGAACCATTCAGTCAGTCAATAGGCAGCATGAATCGACCCACGAAGGAATTCAAGAGGAAGATACTCTCAAACAAAATCACCCTTGACAACAATGAGGTAACAAGGTGGTGCATAAACAACGTTGTTTTGTTCACTGACATCAATGAGAACGAGAAGCTGAAGAAGGATTCCAATGACGCAAAGATTGATATTCCTGTGGCAATGGTCATGGCCTTGGGAGTGTATCTGACAAGCACCCACTATGACAACACAATCGGTTAGGATATTTATATATAAAATTAAGCCATGTTTGGATTCAAGAAAAAAGAAGTTAGAGAGTGTCCGAAAGACGACAACGTAGCATCTGGAAGTAATTCCCTGTTAAGTCTGCTTGCTGCGGACTACTCTTCACTCAACATATCGACATTCTACAGGGGCGTGGTGCTAATCTCGAATACCATTGCTCAGATGCCACTCTATGTCAAGAAGATAGACTCCAAAGGACAGTCTAACATCATTCGCAACCATGTGGCAGCATTGCTATTCAATGACCCAAAGAACGAGGTTGACAAGACAACGATGATACGATGCATCATTCAGAATGTTATCTGCAAGGGAAACGCATTTGTATACATCAAGAGGGGAGAAGACGGAAAAACTCCCACAAAGCTTGTGTATCTTGAATCAGGGGACGTGAGCATTGTATATGACAAGCCGACGAGAAGACTTCTCTATCAGGTGAGCAACCTTGAAGGCGTATATACAGTCAAGCCAGAGAACATGCTGCACTTCAAGCTGTTTACATGGGACGGCGTGACTGGCAAAAGCGTAATCTGCTTTGCAAACAAGGCACTTGAACTGACGAAGGAGACAAACAGCGAGGCAGCTGAATTCTTCAAGTCAGGTATGAACCAAGTAGAGGGTATTCTGAAAGTCAATTCCAGCCTCTCAAAGTTGCAGCGTGAACAGATACACAACGCATGGCAAAATAACTTGTCAGGAGGCAAGAGAGACGGTCTGGTGGTGCTTCAAGGAAACATGGACTATCAATCATTAGGGCTGTCACCTGAGGATTCACAGCTGCTTGAATCAAGAGACTTCAATCAGGCAGACGTCTGTCAGTTCTTAAACATATCTCCTGCACAGCTTAACCTCAAGGGATTCGAGAAATTCACCACCTTCGAGGATGCTAACGCAGAGTTGCTTCAGAGAACACTTATGCCATACATTGCCATGATTGAAAATGAGCTTTCGAACAAGCTGCTTGGTGAAGACAATTCAAAGCTTAAGATTATCCTTGACACGGCAGCACTCCTTAGACCAACGAAGCAGTCTGAGGCAAATTATTATGGAACCATGATTGACAAGGGTATCCTGACGAGGAATGAGGTGAGACAGATATTGGGCTTCAATAAGCTTGACGGACTTGATGAAATTATAATCCCCTACACTGAGATTTCTCAGAATACAGTGGGAGGCAAAGATAAAAACAAGAAGGAAGATGATGAAAAACAATGATGTTGAATTAAGATTTGACTCTACATTTGCTATAAGAGAGGAGAAAGCTCCTGACGGTGACTACATATATGGCAGAGCAATCAGCTTCAATTCAGAATCCAAGGATATGGGTTTTATTGAGGTCATCAAGCCTGAGGCATGTACAAGGGAATTCATTGACTCACAGGATGTTTTCCTGCTCTTCAATCATGAAGATGACAAGGTTCTCGGAAGAAGAAGCAACGGAGTCGGCAACCTTGAGATTGAGGTGAAGACGGACGGTGTCTACTACAGGTGCAAAGTACTCAATAACACGACTGCAAGGGACGCAATGAGTTACATCTCGTCGGGTCTGATGCGAGGAAGCTCATTCGGATTCAAAGTAGACCCTGAGAAGGATAACTGGTATAGGTCGGCTGACGGAAAGATTCACAGAGAAATAGGAGGCTTCAAGCACATCTATGAGTTCTCAACCGTCTATAACCCTGCATACGAGGCTTCAAATTGTCAGTGCAGAGCCTACGACGAGTTCCTGAAGAATGAGGCAAAAGCTGAAATCGAGCAATATAGACAGCGCCTTGACGCAAAATAAATTTTACAAGATATTTATAATTAATATGTCAAAGGAAGAATTGTACGCAATACTCGACAAGGCAGAATCAGAGAAGAGGAGCCTGACCGACGAAGAGCGCAAGCAGCTTGATGACTTCCTTGCAGAGGAGAAGCGTGAGGAGCCTGCTGAGGAACCCAAGTCAGAGGAGCCCGCTGAAGAGCCAAAGCATGAAGACAGAGCTGTAGAAGAACCAAAGGCTGAAGAGCCAGAAACCAAGGAAGAGGAGCGTGAGGCACCTCAGACTGAAGAGAAAGAAGAAAGAAAAATCGAAACCACTCAGGAAGATAACAAGAAGGAAGAGGAGGTTGAGAAAAGAGAATTAAAAAATGTTAATAGACAAATGAAGGAACAGAAGTTTTCTTTGATGAAGGCCATCCGTAGCGTGGCCAATGGTCAGCCACTTTCGGGTGTTGAGAAGGCTGTGGTTGACGCAGGTATGAAGTCGGCAAGAAGCTATGGAGACGAGGTTAAGGGTCAGATTGTTCTGCCTCTTGAAACTGAGGAGCGTGCTGTGACCTATGCAGCTGAGGCTGAAGATGTTGTGGCAACCGAGTTGTTTGATATCCTGACTCCTCTGCGTGCAAGGAACGTGGCTGTGCAGGCAGGTGCTCGCTTTATCAGCGGTCTGAATGGCAACGTGCAGATTCCTGTGATGGGGCCTGTAAACGCTAGTTGGGAGGATGAGAATGCAACCACCTCTGGCAGCACTCCTACTTTCACTCATGTGAGCCTGACCCCGAAGCGTCTGAGCTGTGTTGTTGAGATTTCGAGAACCCTGCTCGCTGTTGACTCAAAGGGTGTTGAGGATGCAATCCGTGAGGATATTGTTAAGGCCATCAATGGCAAGCTCGAAGAGACCATCTTCGGAACTGCAAGTGGCACGACCAAGCAGCCTGAGGGTATCTTCTACACTCTTGGTGTAACTGGTGCAACGACTGCAAACACCGTAAGCGACTTCTCGGGTATTACCAACGCTGAGGCTGACATCGAGGATGCCAACGTAACTGGCGAGTGTGTATACGTGATGTCTAACAAGGCCAAGGCCGCTCTGCGTAACATGGCGAAGTCGGCTAAGAGCACTCAGTTGGTGATGGAGAATGGCGAAGTTGACGGAACGAAGGCCATCAACACCTCGCATATCACTGGCAAGAAGTATCTTTATGGTGACTTCTCGAACCTCGTGATTGGTGCATTCGACACGCTGAGCATTCTGGTAGACCCCTACACGCTGGCTGGTGACAACAAAATTCGTCTGGTTTGCAACTGGCACGTTGACGCTAAGCTCGCACGTCCTAACGCACTGGTAGCCAAGTTCGTGGCCTAAGGCTTTCCATAACTTTATATATGAGATGGAGTCGGGGATTGTAAAAAGTCCCCACTCCATTCACTTCAAGCAAAAATACATTTCTCAATGAAATATCTGACATTAGAGCTGCTAAAGCGACAATTGAACATAAACCTTGATTACACAGACGAGGATGTGTACCTTACACACCTGTGTGATGTAACCGAGGATGTAGTAAAGAAAGCCATCGACGACAATCTCGAAGTCCTTGCGGATGCAAACGACGGTGTACTGCCTCCATCAATTGTCCATGCCATGCTGCTATTGGCTGCAACCTATTACAGCAACAGAGAGAATGTAGCTTTTGCTAATGGTGTAGACGTACCAAAGACATACGACTATCTCATTGACCTCAACAGGAACTACGAAGGCGAAGACGGAATTATGGGACTTCTTAAGGAAATACAGCAGAGACTTGACTGCATTGACGAGTACATCGAGTTCGACAAGAACAGGAAGATTGAAGGCGAAGGTCTTGATGTAACCACTTCTGACTCAGGTCAGACAACGGTGATTACCATCGAGAACATTGACAGCGGAGAATATTAAAGACATTGACACATGCGAGCAGGATTGATGGAAGACACGATAACCATCCTCAGACAGACGGTGGAAAAGAACAGGTTCGGTGAGACAATCGAGACCTGGAAACCCCACTATACTACCAAGGCAAGAATCTACGATGCCACAGGCAGTCGTCGTCATGAGAATGGTGAGTTTTTCCACTCCTATCAGAAAGCAGCAGATGTGTGGAACTATGTTGATGTCAAGGACACAGACCGAGTCGAGCATGACGGAAAGGTGTGGGTAATCGATGAGGTTGTGCCCGACCGCCATCAGATAAAGAAGCAATTGAGACTAATTGAGCTGAACGAATGATTAAACTCGACGCTTCATCAACAATCTCAAGGCTGTCATCGGTCGCCGACTACGCCAAGATGCATGACGAGCTCAGTCACAACATTCAGAAGGCTGTCGACAAAATCAAGGATGCCACAGTCCAGAACATGCGAAGTTCAGGCTACGCTGTTGACAAGCCAATTAAAGTCCGTGGTACTAACTATCCGTCATTAACTCGTCAAGTAGTTGCAGAGGTAAGTACGGATGCATTAGAGGGGCGAGTTCGAATAGCTCCTGCTACAAGAAAGAACTACGTTCTATCAACCTTCAAGCAAGTCGGCCCACTTTGGTTCGAATTGGGTACGGAGGTCAGACACAAGAAAGGTAAAGGATATACTGAAAAGGCTAACTCGAACAGGAAACAGGGAGGTTCTAGAAGGCACAGGAACAAGGGAGCCGAGACTGGCAAACTGACAGAGCAGGACTGGCTTGAGAATGCAGTCAATGAAAGGAAGGCAAGCGCAGAAACCGAACTGCTGACCGACCTTGACAATCTATTCAATAGGCTATGGAACAAGTGACAGGATTAAGCATAACTCAACATCTCTACGACATTCTCTCTCAAGATGAGGTTCTGTCTGGAATGTCCTCTCCAGTCATTGCTGAGGAAAAGACAGAGTTCCCATTCGTGCTCTACAAAAGAACTGAGCTACGTCCTATTTATTGTAAGATGCTTAAGGCAGGAGACACTGTAGGATTCGAGTTCGCAGTTGTTTCCAACAAATATTTCGAAACCGTCGAGATAGCAGAGAGAATAAGGAAAATATTTGAACTGAGAAGAGACGGATATATGGGGGAAACACAACTCATGTCAGCCACCGAGAACTTCGGCAGCGACGCATACGAGCAGAGACTTGTGTTCTCCACAAAGATTATAAATAAAAATTGAAAATATCATGAAGAATTACTTTGGCGAAGAGCTGCAAGTGTGGTCAGGCTCAGGAACTTCCGCATCGACAATCGCCTGCGCACAAACATTAACAATAAGCCTGGATGCCGACCAAGTCGATATCTCATGTAAGGACTCTGGCCGCTATGGTGCAAGTCTTGCAGGCAAGATTAACTGGTCAATCCAGACGCAGAACCTGTATGAGACTGGAGGCACCGAGCAGTCACCGATTAACGGCTATAAGACCCTTGTGAAAGCGCTGATTAACAACACCCCGATGCTGCTTACTTGGGCGACTGTAGCAAACTATGACACTGCCATGAATGCAGGTGGTGATGCTGACGGTCACATCTTCAATGAGACGACCAAGGCTGAGTCTGCCAATGATTTGTTCTATGGCTATGCAACCGTCACCTCTATTGAGCTCAATGCAGATAGTGGCTCTCTGGCAACCTACAGCGCAACATTCTCAGGCCGTGGTGCTATAAACGACGGTGGTGCAGCTGCTTAAACACATTCCATAAGTTAGTTGTTAATTCTTATCTGGAGGAGGAATCTTGGACATTTTACCAAGGTTCCTCTTTTTTGTTTTAGCATGATATTTATATATATAAATATTAAGAAAATTGTTATGACAGTTAAGATTAACAACGATGAAATTACACTCAAGAAGAGTATCAGGGCAATCGTAGTTTTCGAAATGATTGCACAGAAAGCCTTTGAAATCAAGGGGTTATCGGATATGCTTGTCTATTTCTACGCCACTACGGTTACATCAAAGGAAAAAGTAAATATAGGGTTCATGGAATTCTGTGATTGGGTGGACGCCCACGAAGGAATCATGGACGAGTTCTCCAAGTGGGTGCTTGAGACTTCAAAGGTTGATGAAGCAATAGGAAAGAACAAAAAAAAAGTGACAACCAAGAAGACGGACAAATCGTCAGCTTCAGCGACTTGATGGGCATTATTGTCTTCGAGCACAAGGCATGTTCACTTGAGTACTTCCTTGACAAGATGCAAATTTGGGAACTCGACTTAATTATGGATAAACTGAACCTTTGCCTCAAGAACGATTGGGAAATGACAAGAGAGATTGTTTGGAGCGAGCTCGCATGTCACTCAAAGAAGAAAATCAAGCCAACCGACGTCTACCAATTCTCTTGGGATAAAAAGACCGACAAGAAGGCACAATTTCTTTCAAGAAAGGTTACCAAGAAGGATGTAGAGGCGGCTAAGGCAAAGGCAGAGAGGAGAAAGAAAATCCTCATGGAACAAGGTATTTTGTAATAAAGAAATATATGGGAACTTTAGTTGAAAACATATCACTCAACGATGACGGATTCTCCGAAGGCATCAAGGAAGCTATTGAAAAAATTAAACAGCTGAACGAGGAAACTGGAGCCGCAGGCAATGAGTTCAAGAACATGCGGAAGAGCCTTAACACACAGAAGCGTGAGGTTATGGGATTGACCGCTGTGTACAATGGCCTCACCGATGCAATGAAGCAATCGGAGTATGGACAGAAGCTCGCAAAGCAGATTGAGGAGGCATCCGATGAATACAGGAAGCTTAAAGAGAATGTGAACCTTGCGGAAGAGGCAATCAGGAGCCTTGACGACGAAGCGAAGAAATCTTCTGACCTCAAGATAGGTGTAGGCGTCGACACCAAGAAGCTCAGCATGCGAGATGTTGCAAGTGAACTTCTCAAGGGATTCAATATGCCCAAGCTTGGAGCCAGTGTTGAAGTAGGAGGTCTCTCAGGACTTGCAAAAGGAGCAGGTTTAGCAGCAGCAGGTATTGGAATTGCAGTCGAAGCAACCAAGAAGTTCATTGATGTCTCAACGAAGGCTGTACAGTTGTCAGCTCAATTCGGAAAAGGAATGTCTGAATTAGGTGCTATCACAGGTCTTCAAGGCAAGGAGCTTGATGATACAAGGAAACAGATTCTTGCGCAGGCAAAAGCCTCAAAGACAGCTGCAACCGAGATTACAAGCAACTATGCGAAGATTGGCGGGTCAATGCC